CGTCGACACATTTACGCAAATTTATGGAGAACGTGGGCATCTTCTTGTTTGAGTTCTGTATACTGAAGGACGATTACAAGGACCTATGAGCGTTCTGGCCGACTGGGAAATCAAGGAACTGGCCGAAAAAGAACAGATGATTGAACCCTTTGTGGATCATCTGGTCAGCAAAGAGAATGATCGAAAGTTGCTGAGCTATGGCCTTAGTTCATATGGTTATGACATTCGGCTGTCACCAGCACAATGCTTAATCTTTGGTAAGGTTCAAGCCGGTGATTGCGACCCAAAGAACTTTGACCCTGACATCCTGAAGCCTGCAGATCTGTTGGAAGATGAACGCGGTCAATACTTCTTGTTACCGCCATATGGCTATTGTCTTGGTGTGGCGCAAGAACGGTTGAAGCTCCCCAGGGATGTCACTGTCGTTGCTGTTGGCAAATCTACTTACGCACGTTCGGGAATCCTGGTCAATATTACGCCTGCCGAGAGTGGCTGGGAAGGATACCTGACGCTTGAAATTAGCAATTGCACTGGCCTTTTCAATCGCATCTATGCGAATGAGGGAATTACGCAACTGTTGTTTTATCGTGGCAACCCATGCCACACCACATATCAAGACCGTAAAGGCAAGTATCAAGACCAACCAAACAACGTGGTCTTTTCCCAGGTTTAACCGAAGGGTCTGCCAAAACTCATCTTGGGTTTACGAGCGTAACCAACGGATCCGGCACGTCCGCCCGAATCGCCTCTGGTTGCGCTCGTTGGTTCACGCACTAGATTACGCTTTTGATATTCGCCTGCCGTCTTGGCAGCTCGCATGTAGCGTGCAACGCGCTCTTGATTCTGGTTAACAGATTCTGCCGAGCTTCTGGAATCTTGCTCAACACGCCTCAAGTCGGTATCATACGCCTGTTCAGGACGTAAGTCTGAGACCTCAGCGCCAGAGGTGCCAGAGTTTTGCCTTGGGTCGTAAGTAGAACTATAAATACTTGCCATCTTATTATTGTAAAAGAAGTGAATCAATTACTCACCGTGATGCATTCCGCCGCTGGCTTTTTGGATAGTTTTGTTCAAGACGAGATTGCTTGTCGTTGTCTCGATGAAGAAGACTTTGGTGCACCTCTCGATAACGAGGAAAATGATGTACCCTTATATGACATGTACAACAGAGGTTTAGTTGCATGCGAACAGGGTCTCGAAAGGAATCCTTTGAATCTCGAGGGAGCACGTCCTGGAATGACGGGCTACATCCCATCGATGGAGGAGGGGATAGCAATGGGAGCATCGCCCCGTCCGAAGGCTTTGGTACTGGAACTGGAGGGTCCGGACGAGAAGGAACGGATGTTGTCAGCAAAACGACGTGGTTTACTCCGGTAGACGAAGTGAGCGATTGTCCCGGTGGTGTGTGCCCAGTGCCTTGGGCCACTAAAGAAGAGCCTCCTGTTGTTCAGTCGGATGAGGTCAATCACCCACCTCATTACACCGATGGCGGGATTGAGTGCATCGAAGCAATCGAAGCTTCTTTAACCCCAGAAGAGTTCCGTGGTTACTGCAAAGGTAACTTGATGAAATATGGCTGGCGCGAACGCCTGAAGGGCGGTACTAAGTCACTGAAAAAAGCGCAGTGGTACTTAGACCGCCTCATTCAATTCGACGAAGCTCAGAACGGCTGAAGCTCATCGTCATCTTCGTCCTCGTCGTCGTATACACATGCGGCGGCGAGTTCTGCCAACTCAATGTCAGTTGGGATATCAAAATCTAAGCAAACGTTCTCGTCTTCCAGAAGGGATTTGACGGCGTACCATTCCATCAATCGTTGGTGGTACAGGTTCAACAAAGCATGATACAGCTCGTCCCAGGTTAATTCCTGCGCCACAAGCTCTGCTTTACGCATTGAGAACTGTAGCTCTAAAGGAAGATCGAACTCCCGTGGTTCTGCTGAACGCTCCATTCCACTCTGCATGTTCTCAATGCAATTATTCTAAGCCTAGCTGTTAAACAACAGATCTGCGTCATTGGTATCAAAACAATCCCAGGGATCTTTGTCAATGTCAAAATCATTGGCAAATTCCGAAAGCAGATAAGGACTGATGTTTTCTTCCAGCTTGCGGATTGCACGGATTTGGTGGGGAGCAGCAGTGTAGTTGCGGAAGGCTGCCAACAGTACCTCAGTGGATGACCAAGGATTGGCATCGACTTCCTGGAGGAACAGATTGATCTCTTCTCTGCGGCGATCCAGGAGGCCACCAATGACCTTGTGATCTGCATCAAAAATCCATCGTCCAATCTCAGTTGTTACTCCACAAAAATCTTCTCGTTCCAAACAATCGATAACACGACTGTATAAGAAAGATTCCCAGCCGATGGAGTGAATGAATGAGATCAACGCTTGTAACATACTGGGATCTAGACCCAGGTTTAGCTTTGCAAGCTGTGCTTCAATGACATTGACTTCGTGAAATAAGTATTCCACTGCTTTGGTTTTACTACACAGATGTCCTTTCTTAACAGGTGATCCATCTGGGTAATACTGACTGCCATATCCAATGGTGTAAGGCTCAGCACCGGTTACAGGATCTGGGTAAGCCTTCTCATTAAATCCTTCGTATTTACGAATGATGTTAATCGCAGACGAAAGATCTGACATGGGGATAACTATAGTTACCCCCAATCATACATAATTTTTACTTACCTTGACCGCGACTTAATTTACGCCCATGATTTGCTTTTGAATGTTTTCCATCACCTTGTCGAGTAAGCTTGGGCTTGGACTCAATTCGGACTGCTGAGCTGGACTTGGGTTTTGCCATGTGAAAGGAAGTTGTGCCTCACCACTTTACGCGGTGACTCCAGTATCTGGCGGACATTTTGTCGGGATTGGGATCTTGAGCGTTGTGTCGCGCATAATAAGATTTCTTACGCGCTTTATCTTTTGCTGTCTTGGGATTTTTACCGGCGCCTTCTACACCCTGCTGACCGAAGCGGATGATCTTTTCTTTTCCTCCTTCACATGCTTTTACCACATGACTTTTGGTGGGGTGACCAGGTGTCTTTCGTGGTTTGTTGCACTCCATCTTGTCCTTAGCAAGCCTGGCGGCGGATGCAGCTTTCTTATGTTTATCTGACATACGTATCAACCAAAGAGAGATCCAAATCCTGTGCTTGATCCCATTTTAAAATAAGAAGGTGCACCGGCATCTTCTTCATCTTCAAAGAAATCAAAGTAGGTTGATCGCTTGGGTTTATATGTCTCCGCCTTCTTTGTCTTCTCATCGTCCAACATTGAACTGATCGATCCTATCGCTGCAAATGGATCTGAAAAATCAGGCATGTCAAAGCCCATAAGACTTTGAAGACCTTGTTTGCTTGTTGCTTGTGTAATGGTTTGTCCTGTCATGTTCTTATCTTCCTCTGATGCATTGGGGAAAAAGTCTGTATAAAACTCTTGTTCTGTTCCACCGTATCCTGCTTTCTTAAATATAGAAAACAACTTACTGCCACCTGTAGGCGCTTTAGTTTCGACATCACTTTCTCTTTGGATGTAACCGTATCCCAATTTTTCTTGCGTTGGTTTGATTTGCTGTTCATTCAATTGCTTAATCTGCTCTCGTATTTTGGAGGCAGGCTCTGTGCTAAGGATTTGAGTTAAGGCAGCTTTGACCTGGTCCGCCGGATCTTTTTCTTCGTTGATACCAAGCTCTGTCAAGCGGTTCTTTAAGTCTGTGGGTAAATTTTTGATATTTAATTTATCCACAAATTCTGCTGCTTTAGATTGTGCGGAAACAAATTCTTTGAAGATGGGGTTACCAAAAGATGCTCTTTCTCCTTCCAGGGCTTTGGCCAAATCCCCCTGGATGTAATCAGCCAGATCTTTGCGATTAAACGTATCGGCAACCGGATCGTAACCTTTGTCCTTGCCTAAAATTTGATAATGCAATCGCGCAAAAGAATTGCGATCATTTAAATCAACACCGTATTCATAGGCAAGTTCCTTCCAAGTCTTGCCGTCTTTTATGGGTTGATCACTGTCGCGTGCCTCCCAGGCTCCTTCAATATTCTGCTTTTGCTCAGTATATAAATTCTTTTTGCCTGTCACATCTGTGCCTGTTATTAATTCAGGATTCCAGTAGAAGTCTGGATCAAATTCTTTGGTTACAGTTCGGTATTTCAAGTCGTTAATAAAAGTCTGTGCTTGTTTATTGGCAAAGTCTTTTAATGCACTAGATGCTAACTGTGTTTGCAGGACGTTCTGTTCTTCTTCTTTAACGTCCATATAACTAACAAATTCAGAAATAGATTTAGATGTGTCAAAGCGAGGACGTAGATAATCGTTGACAAAATCATCTACAAATTGTTTTTCTAATTTGTAAGTGGTCTGCGCATCTTCTGGATCTCTGATCTCCTGCATATTTTGGTATCTGGCCGCAAGCGTCTCGTCAAACCACTTCTGCCAGTTGTATGAAACAGATGCGCCCATTCCAAGGCTTTTATCAAGGCTTGCGGATAAGCTTTTTTGGATGTCAGCTCCTTTGCCAAAACTAAGGTATCCACCTGCGCCAAGATCACCAAGGATCGAATTTTTAATATCTTCTTTGAAGTCGGTTGCGCTCGGCAATCCCATGCCCTTAAGCGTTCCACGAACTTGTTCTTGCTTTAACGCTTTCTCATATTCTTTCAATGTTTGTTTTAATACATCAGCGGATAAAGCACCAAAGGCACGTTCCCCTTGAACATCGATGTAATTTTGCGTGGCAAGCTCAGCCAAAGAACTTGGTCTGGTCTCTGACTTACCAAGTAACGTATTGCGTAAAACCTGTTGCTCAGCATTTGTCGGTCGGCGTAAAGTTTCCTTGTACTCATCAAATGACTTGGGCTTACCAGGGATACCGCTTGGTGCGCCAACAAAGGTGTAATCTGAATGAAGGTATGAATCTAGCGTTGGATATTTTTTGGTGACATCTAGATTGGCTATTTTCTTCCCGCCAAACGTAACTTCTTTTGCTGCTTCTTTCCAGGCTGTTACTTTATCTGGCGCTAGACCAGCATAAAATTTTGCATCAAACGATTCCGGTTTTACTCCCTGCTTGGTTGGATCCCAGGGTTGAATGCCTGCTGCTTTTTCGTAAAAACCTTCGATATCAGAGATTGTCTGATCACCAACGTAGTCTTGATAGCGAATGTTTTTAGATTGAAACGTTTGATCCAACGATTCAAGAAGTCTTCTGTAATTTGTAGTGCCTGTTGTAACCGAATTGAAATTCTGCGCAATCTGATTTGCAACTTCTTGTTCTTCTCCTGTTGCGTCAGAAGAGAGAACAGGTGTCAAGAGACCAGACTGTACATTAAAACGGATCATGATGCTTCTTTATGTTGTTGCAGATCAATCAAATTAAACGCGTCTGGTAACATCCAGCTTTTTATTCTATCTAATCTTTCTTCCGTAAAATAAGCCTGCTGTCGGTACCAGGTTTCCATATCGCTTGATGCTTTGTTGGCGTTGCATTTAGAGCAGGCCGGAACTAAGTTGCTTCG